AGAAGAATGCTTGGAGATAATAGATGCTCCCCCTTCTTTGTGCGGTTCTGAGGGCAATACAAGGCTAGATCCGGCAGCGGTACAAATGCAGAAGAACAGGGTAGAAGCAAGGTTAAAGTTGTTGGCCAAATGGAATCCTAAGAAGTATGGAGAAAAGGTAGGAGTTGAAGCAGGTGGAAGTATATCTCTGAACATTTCAACAGGCGTTCCGCAAACGTGAAACAACCGTTAATAAAGCTTGATTACACACCTAGGACTTGGCAAAGAGAATGCCATCTAAAGAAACAAAGGTTTAGCGTCTACGCATTACACAGGCGATCAGGTAAGACAGAACTGGCCATCATGGAGCTAATTGATAAGGCCATGAAAACAGACAAGGAACTAGCTATGTTCGTCTATGTCGCACCTTTTCTTCGTCAAGCGAAAGCCATAGCATGGGCTCGGTTGAAATCCAAGATAGAACCATTACGCAGAACGTCAGTAATAGACATCAACGAGGGTGAGCTATCGGTCAGGTTTAAACATAATGGAGCGATCATCAGATTGTTTGGTGGTGATAACCCAGATGCTATGCGTGGACTACGTCTGGACGGAATAGTTATGGACGAGGTAGCCCAGTTAAAGAACGAGCTATGGACAGACATAGTTCAACCTGCACTCTCTGACCGTCTTGGTTGGTCAATATTCATAGGAACTCCCTCTGGTATTAACTTGTTTTCTGAGTTGTATTACAAGGCCATAGACGAGGACGGATGGACAGCATCAAGGTACACAGTATTCGACACAGATAGTTTGCATCCAGATGAGGTGACTCGTCTTAAACGAGACATGAGTGAGACATCATTTGCAAGGGAATATCTATGTGACTTCTCTGCCCAAGGGGATGATCAGTTGATTGCATTAGCAGATACCGAAGATGCAGCCAAACGTGTATACCAATCAGACCATGTGAAGTTGTCACCAGTAGTGCTAGGAATTGACCCTGCTCGCTTTGGGGATGACCGATCTGTAGTGTTCAGACGGCAAGGTAGGCAAGCATTCAAGCCTGTTGTATATCGAGGTATAGACAATATGGAACTAGCAGCCAGAGTAGCCAACTTGATAGAGGAGCATGACCCAGATGCTGTGTTCTGTGACGCAGGTGCAGGTAGTGGTGTAATCGACAGACTAAGGCAGTTGGACTATGACGTAATCGAAATACCGTTTGGTGGCAAGGCGATGAAACCAGAGCAATACATCAACCGTAGAAGTGAGATGTGGTGGTTAATGAAACAATGGATAGAAGAAGGTGGTGCAATACCAAACGATGTAGCCCTCAAACAAGAGTTAGCAACACCGATATATTGGTACGACAATGTAGGTAGGCGTGTACTTGAATCTAAGGATCAGATCAAGAAAAGATTACAGGGTGCAGGGTCACCTGATCTAGCTGATGCACTAGCTCTAACCTTTGCTCTTCCGGTAGCCAAGAAAGTGCCAGAGGATATATACATCAAAAGACGTAAAGCAGCCACACAGAAGACGGATTATGACCCATACAAAGTTATCTAATTTTGTTCGTATAGCAGAAGGTCTAGATGTAGAACCATTGCTTGAATTGTTAGACAATAAACCTGAGTTATGGAAGGAGATAGAGACACGCCAAAAGTTTACAGGCTCACCACATAAAGACACAGAGTCGATATACGTTAGAGGACCACTAAAAATGAGTGCATATTACGTTTTATGGGATACAGGATCATACGATTATCCGTGTATGGAGTATTTAAAACCTGCACTTGTGCCATTAATGCGACCAATACTAGAAAAACTAGAGGTTAAAGACATGGGTAGGTTGCTTATTGTCAACTTAAAACCTAGTGGCCATGTAACAAAACACAATGATCAGGGTACATATGCGGATCACTACAGCAGATTCCATCTTGTACTTAAATCTAATCCATGGTGTAGTCAAACTTGCGGTGATCAGGAACAAAAGTTTGAGGTAGGTGAGGTCTGGTGGTTTAACCATAAAGAACTACACACGGCACACAATGTTGGCATGACAGACAGAGTGCATATAATATTTGATTGTGTAACTAAATATCCACTATGACGAGTGTGACCGTAAGTCCTGATAGTACCGCTACTGTAAACGAAAGTAGAGTACCTAAAACAGAAATTAGACTCTGCACGTTAGATGAATTTAAGGTATTAGCAGAACCATTGTTTGAAGAGCATTACGAAGAGATTGCTCGCAACAAACAGGTAATGAAGCTAAAACCAAACTGGCCAATGTATGAGTCAGTAGACAAGAACGGATTCTTGTTTATTTATCTAGCAATGCAAGACGATGTCTGTATTGGTTATTCTATGAATATCATCATGCATCATTTTCATTATGCTGATCTAAGAGTTACCCAGAATGACGTTTTGTTTGTCAAAAAAGAATTTAGGGGTGGGCGATTAGGATTGCGTTTGTTAAGAGTTACAGAAGATCATGCAAGATCTGAAGGCTGTAAACTGATGTTATGGCACGCTAAAGAAAACACCGCTTTGGCTAAACTGCTACCAAAATTAAAATATGGTGTTCAAGAAATTATGTATTCTAAGGAGATTTAAACAATGGTAGTATCAGCAATTATTGTAGGTGCAGCTACTGTAGGATCGCAGATATATGCAAGTAACCAACAGAAAAAACAACAACAGAAACAATTAGCATTGCAACGACAAGCTAATCAAGACGCCAGAGATAGAGCAAAAGAAGCATCTGATCGTGCTGATATTGAATTTAACAAGGCTAATAGAAGAAGGGCTGACGTTAGTGCTATTACAAAAAAAGAAGAACAGGCTGCAATGGCCGGACCTGCCGGAACATTACTTACTGGTGTACAAGGTGTAGATTCTAGCCAGTTAAATCTTGGTGGTAACACATTACTTGGTGGATAATCAATGAAAACAAAACGTGCTGACCTGTTAACAAGGTGGGGTCACCTTAGATCAGAAAGAGCTACATGGTGGTCACATTGGCAAGAAGTGACAACATATTTGTTACCAAGGAATGGACGTTATTTTGAACAAGATAGAAACAAAGGCCATAGAAGACATAACTCGATATACGACAATACTGGTACAAGAGCATTAAGAACATTAGGTGCAGGTATGATGGCAGGTGCAACATCCCCTGCAAGACCTTGGTTTAGACTTGGAACGGCTGACCCAGAGTTAAATAGATATACACCTGTTAAGTTATGGCTAAATGACGTTACAGAACGTATGCAATTGGTGTTTCAAAAGTCTAATACATACCGAACATTGCACAGTATTTACGAGGAACTAGGTGCATTTGGTACAGCAGGTTCTATTGTTTTACCTGATCCTAAAACAGCTATACATCATTACCCTGTAACTATTGGAGAATATGCAATAGCAACAGACTATCAAGGTAGAGTTAATACTCTGTACAGAGAATTTCAAAAAACTGTAGGAGAAGTGGTAAGAGAGTTTGGATATAAGAAATGTTCAACGTCCGTTAAAAACTTGTACGACAGAGGTTCATTAGATCAATGGGTAACTATTATTCATGCAATAGAACCAAGAGATGATAGAGAACGTGACTTTAAAAAGAAGGACAATATGAACATGGCATACAAGTCTTGTTACTTTGAACAAGGTGGTGATGGCGAAGATGTGCTTAGAGAGAGTGGATATAAGGAATTCCCTGCTGTTATACCTAGATGGGGCATAGCAGGTGGCGATATTTATGGAAATTCACCCGGAATGGAAGCATTAGGTGACATAAAACAGTTGCAACATGAGCAATTACGCAAGGCACAGGGGATTGATTACCAAACAAAACCACCATTACAAGTACCTAGCTACATGAAAAACCGAGATGTTGATAGTTTGCCGGGTGGTGTTACGTTTATTGATGGTCAACAAGGCAAAATCGAGACAGCATTTAACGTAAACCTTAATTTAAATCATTTATTAGCAGACATACAGGACGTAAGGCAACGTATTAATAGTAGTTTTTATGCTGATTTGTTTTTAATGTTGGCAAATGCTACCGATACAAGGATGACAGCAACAGAAGTAGCAGAACGACACGAAGAAAAACTGCTTATGTTAGGTCCAGTATTAGAAAGATTGCATAATGAATTACTTGATCCGCTAATAGACAACACATTTAACAGGATGGTAGAAGCCGGATTAGTACCACCTGCCCCAGAAGAAATGCAAGGTATGGAACTTAACGTAGAATTTGTGTCTATGTTGGCACAAGCACAACGTGCTATTGGTACAAATAGTGTTGATAGGTATGTAAACAGTATGGGTATGATTGCACAGATGAAACCTGACGTTTTAGATAAATTTGATTCTGATGCATGGGCAGATGGATACGCAGATATGCTAGGCGTAGATCCTAAGTTAATAGTTGGAGGTGAACGAGTAGCAAGAATACGTCAAGATAGAGCAGCACAACAGCAAGCAATGGCAAAAGCGGAAGCAGAGCAACGTGCTGTAGATAATGCTGTTAAATTAAATGATTCAAAAACAGGTGATCCATCTATGATGGACATGATGAACCAGTTTAGTGGTTACAATTCACCATCACCAATGGAGGTATAACATGGGAAAAAACATTACAACACCAGATAATATTAAGTTTGGTGATTTGTCAGCAGAAGCACGAATGAAAATTTTAAAAATGCGTGAAGAAAAAGAAAAAAAAGAAGAAGAAAGAAAATTAAGATTGTTGTATAACAAATCAAAAATGGATTAATTATGAAAAACCAAGGATTATGGGCAAACATTCACGCAAAGCGTAAAAGAATTAAAGAAGGTTCTGGTGAAAAAATGCGTAAAAAAGGAGCAAAGGGAGCACCAACAGATAAAGCAATTAGACAAAGCCAAGCATAAGGTGTGACCGTAACCCAGTTATGACTAGATATATTGATGTATGAGTGAATACAATCCTCTCGACCTCAAGAGTCAACAAAAAACCAAAGACAATAAAAAGTCTGAGGAAAGAATTGACCGCCAAAATGAAGAGTCGGACATCAAATGGCTGATGAGCAGCAAGAGGGGTCGCAGATTAATCTGGAGACTTCTGGAGCAAGCAGGTGTTTTCCGATCATCGTTTAACACTAACGCAATGGCAATGTCATTTAGCGAAGGTAACAGAAACTATGGTTTGCAAATACTAAACTTGATTCACACTCTCTGCCCAGAGTTATACCCGACAATGATTAAGGAGCAAAAAAATGTCAGAAACGCTGATGACGGAAGCCGACCAAACCAATGAAGGCAGCACACAGCAACCAGTAGGAGAAGCACAAACCGAGCAATCGGCAGAAGCAACTAATACTGAAGACACACAGCAACAAGCTGAAAATGTAGCAGATCAGCAAGATTCGGATGAATCCTCTACTGAAAGTGAAACTAGCGAACAGGAAACCACTAAAGAAGGTGCTCCTGACAAATACGAGTTTAACGATAAGGTGGCTGACGCACCAGAAGTACTCGACCCCGAAGTCTTAACTGCATTCGGTGAAGTCGCTAAAGAACTTGACCTGCCACAAGACGCTGCACAGAAGGTATTAGACAAAGTCGCACCTGTGATACAGGCAAGACAAGCAGAACAGGTAGAAAAAGCAAGAGTAGAGTGGGCAGAAGAATCAAAATCAGATGATGAATTTGGTGGCGAAACTTTTGAAACTAATCTCGAAGTTGCCAAAACAGCCCTTAATGCTTTTGGTACTGATCCTTTTAAACAGTTGCTGTCAGAATCAGGCTTGGGAAATCACCCCGAAGTAATTCGGTTTATGTACCGAGCAGGTAAGGCAATTAGTGAAGACAGTTATGTTGGTAATTCACAAGGAGCAAACGCTCAAGGTAGCAAAGTTCCTAAAGATTTTAACGGCATAGCTAACGCACTATATTCAAATCAGCAAAACAAGTAAGGAGTTATTAAATGGCTACACTTTCAACCTCAAATTTAACACTAGCGGATTGGGCAAAAAGAACTGACCCAGACGGTAGAGTTCCAATCGTTGCAGAATTACTATCACAAAGCAACGAAATACTAGATGATTGCGTGTTTAAGGAAGGTAATTTACCTACTGGAGAACGTGTAGTTATTAGAACAGGTTTACCCGGTGTTTACTGGAGAGCACTTAACCAAGGTATTCCATCAACTAAGTCAACAACAGCACAGATTGACGAAGCTTGCGGAATCCTAGAAGCTCGTTCTGAAGTAGACAAAGACTTAGCGATGTTAAATGGTAACACCGCACAGTTCCGTTTATCTGAAGATACTGCGTTCTTGGAAGCAATGAACCAGACACAAGCAGAAACAATGTTCTACGGCAACCCCGGAACAGATCCTAAGAAGTTTTTAGGATTAGCACCAAGATATGGTGACTTATCTGCTGACAACGCTGTAAACATTCTTGATGCAGGTGGATCAGGTTCTGATAACGCTTCTGTATATCTAGTTGTTTGGGGTGATAATACTGTTTATTGTCCTTTCCCTAAAGGATCTAAAGCAGGTTTAACTCACGAAGATCTTGGAGAACAAACTGTTTACAATAGTGACGGTACAAGGCTACAAGCTTTTGCTACTCGTTACCAATGGAAAAATGGTTTGGTTGTTAAAGATTGGAGATACGTTGTTCGTATTTGCAATATTGACATTTCTGACCTTCTTGGTAGTGCTAACACACAAACAGCAGCAGCTTCAACTAATTTAGTTAAGTTAATGGCTAGAGCGTTGTACAGAATACCAAACATGGCAATGGGAAGAGCAGCGTTCTATATGAATAGAACAGTTCACTCAGGCATGGCTATTGCAGCACTTGATAAATCACAAAACGTATTAAACATACAAGAAGGTTTATCACAGTTTGGATCAGCACAAAACTACTTATCATTCCTTGGAGTACCTCTAAGAAGAGTAGATGCGTTGATTAATAGCGAAGCTCGTGTAGTTTAATTTTTTATTACTAAAGGAGATCTAAAATGATTACAGATAGTCTGCTCAGAGTGAGCGAAGATCAAGCAGTTACTTCAACAGCATACTCAACTAACACTATTGATTTAAGTGTTGCTAGAGATGTCGGTGAGGGTACAGCTTTGTACATGAACTTTGCTTTAACAGAAGCATTTGCCAACGGTACAAACATTACTTTTGAAGTAGTTACTAGTGCTAACGCTAACTTGTCTAGTCACGATGTTATCGGTAGTAGTGCAACTATTGCTACAGCAGCACTTACATTAGGTAAGAACATTGTTGTACGCATTAATCCTGATATTGCAGGTAAAGGTAAAAGGTACTTAGGTGCAAGATACGTTGTTACTGGTACTATGAACGCAGGTAAAGTTACTGCTGACGTAGTAGAAACAATCGGTGATGGTCAAAAGTACTATGCTTCTGGCTTTACCGTAGCTTAATAAGGAGAATTTATGCCTATTTACAAAGCTAAAGTCAAGTGTTTCGTTGGTCAATCCATGCGAGAAGCTGATGAAGAGTTTGAATATAACGGAGAGTTCAATAGTAATATTGAATTAGTTGGTGGAACTGAACCTGATCTACCTGTGCCGTCTAACACAACCGTACCGTCAGAAGATGTTCAGCCAACTACTCAATCCATTGACTATGTATCAATGACTAAAGCAGAACTTGAAGTGTATGGTCGCACTATCGGTATTGAACTAGATAGAAGACAAACTAAAGAAACTCTTATTAGTCAACTTGAAGCAGCAAGTAAGTAGGCATTATTTTCTTATTTTTGTTTTGGGGGCTAGTAGTAATACTGCTAACCTCCTCTTTTTTTAGGAGATGTCATGGCAACTGAAGTAGATATTTGCAATCTTGCCCTAGCTCATTTGGGCGATGATGCAACAATAGCTTCGTTATCCCCACCAGAGGGATCGGCTCAAGCAGAAAAAGCTGCACGTTTTTATCCAATAGCAAGGAATACTTTGCTAGAAATGCATACATGGAATTTTGCATCAAAACGTGGAAACTTAGCATTAACAACTAATACCCTTGACCAATGGGATTACGCATATGTAGCCCCTGCGGACATGATGTCACCTGTCGCAATAATATCTCCTACAGCCCAAAACGATTACGCTACAAGAATGTCTGCCGGTGATACTCCCGGAGGAATAACAAGTAATTATGCACCGACCATTGTGGCAGGGCAATATACACCACAACAATTTTCATTAGAAGGCGATTTAATATATACAAACCAAGAAAATGCAATGCTTAGATATCAAGCATTTATAACTGATCCATCGTTATTTTCTCCTTTATTTGTTATTACATTGTCATGGCATTTAGCATCAATGCTTGCAGGTCCTGTAATTAAAGGAGATCAAGGAGCAGCAGAAGCAAAACGTAGTTCACAAATGATGGTTAATTATTTAACTAGTGCAAAACAATCGGATAATTTACATAGAGATATTACTGTTGAGCATATAGTTCCTTGGACATCTGGGAGGTAATTTATGCCAGTAACACGCAATTTTAAACAAGCTTTTTCTGGAGGTGAAATATCACCAGAAATGTTTGGCCGTATTGCTGATAATAAATTCCAACAAGGTGCAGCAACAATGCGTAACTTTATTGCTAAACCACAAGGACCTGCACAGAATAGACCGGGATTTGCATTTGTAAGAGAAGTAAAAGATAGTACAAAATCTACAAGATTATTATCTTTTACATTTAATACAACTCAAACTATGGTGCTTGAGTTCGGTGATCAATATTTTAGATTTCATACGCAAGGACAAACTTTATTTTATAACGATGGGTCAGCATGGAACGGTGGTACTAATTATGTAGTTGGTTCAATAGCTAAACAAGGCGGTGTAAATTATTATTCAAAAACTGTTCATTCTAATAGTCAACCACCAAACGCAACTAATTGGTATGCTATGCCAACAAGTCCTAACGTATATGAAATACCACATCCATATTTAGAAGCAGAATTGTTTGATGTTAATTATGTGCAATCTGCTGACGTTATAACATTAGTGCATCCTAACCATGCACCTAGAGAACTAAGAAGACTTGGTGCTACGCAATGGGAATTGCGTGTAATTGATTTTGGTAGTCCACTTTCAGCCCCCGGTGGTGTAAGTGTTTCTATGTATATTCCTTCTTCTACCACAACAAACACAGATACTTATGTTGCACACGAATATGTTGTTACAGCAGTAAAAGCTAATTTAGTTGATGAAAGCAATCAATCATCTTCTGCATCTGTAAACAATAATATATTTGTTACTGGAGCAAAAAATACTATTACATGGAATGCTGTTTCTGGTGCTAGTCGATATAGAGTATATAAATCACAAGGTGGTATATTTGGATTTCTTGGAGAAACTACTACAACTACACTTATAGACGATAATATCTCACCTGATTTTGCTAAAACACCACCAATACATGAAAATGATTTTGTTGGTTCTGGCAATTATCCGGGTGCTGTATCTTACTTTGAACAACGCAGAGTGTTTGCCGGAACAAATAATGCACCACAAAATATATGGATGACTAAGTCTGGTACTGAAAATAATATGTCTTTTGGTATTCCTATACGAGATGATGACCGTATTGAGTTTAGAGTTGCTGCTCGTGAAGCTAACACAATTAGACATATAGTTCCATTAACAAATTTACTTATGCTTACTGGATCAGCAGAATGGAGAGTAACTTCTGTTAATAGTGATGCTATAACTCCTACTTCTATATCTGTAAAACCACAATCATATGTAGGTGCAAACAATGCACAACCTGTAATTGTTAATAATAGTTTGGTATATGCTGCTGCTCGTGGCGGTCATGTAAGAGAACTTGGTTATAACTGGCAAGCAAATGGATTTATTACAGGTGATTTATCTCTTCGTGCACCACATTTGTTTGATAATTTTACAATTATAGATATGGCTTTATCAAAGTCACCAATACCTATTGTATGGCAGGTAAGTAGTAATGGAAAATTATTAGGTCTTACATATGTTCCAGAACAACAAATTGGTGCATGGCATCAACATGATACAGATGGAACTTTTGAAAGCGTAGCTTGCGTGTCTGAAGGAAACGATGACGTTACATATTGCATTATTAAAAGAACTATAAATGGTGCAAGCAAACGCTATGTAGAACGCATGGGTACAAGATTATTTGCAACTCAACGTGATAATTTTTTTGTAGATGCAGGTGCTACTTATAACGGAACAAATACAAACACAGGTCAAAACGTAACTATATCTGGCGGTACAAACTATACAAAAGGTGAAACTGTAACAGTTACAGCTAATTACAATTTATTTAACGCACCACCTAGTGTTGATGATGTAAATGATGCAATAGTTTTAGTCGATGGTACTACTCTTTATCGTCTTACTATTCTTGGTACATCAAGCCAAACAGTAGCAACTGCAAAATTAGATAAAGATTTACCTGCACCTTTGCGTAATACAGCTATAACTACTTACGAAGTTGCTAGAAATGTTATATCAGGTATTTCTTGGTTAGAAGGTAAAACAGTAAACATTTTGGCAGATGGTGCAGTACATCCACAAAAAGTAGTATCTAGTGGTGCTATCACGTTAGACCGTGCAGCTAGTGTTGTGCATCTTGGATTACCTTACGAAAGCGATTTAAATACTTTACCTATGGCATTACAAGTAGAAGCTCTTGGTCAAGGTCGAGTTAAGAATTTAAATCATGTATGGCTGCGAGTATTAGAATCATCTGGTATTTTTGCAGGTCCTAGTGCAGACAAATTAGTAGAAGCAAAACAACGTACAACTGAACCATATGGTTCACCACCAGATTTAAAAACACAAGATATAAAAATAATGCTTACACCACAATGGCAAGACAATGGACAGTTATTTGTACGACAAACAGACCCATTACCACTAACAATTGTAGGTTTAACATTAGAAGTGGCTATGGGTGGATAGTGTGACCGTAAGCAGATATCATGTAGTTATACTAAAAAAATAAAGAAGCGTTGAGGTAACGGCAACAATGTCTAGTAGTTATGGGTGGAGTGATCTTAGTGGTTTAGGTAAGTTTGGTGTTATATCACAAGGTTTTGGTGTAGTAAGTGGAATTATAGGAGCAATGTCTGCTGCAAGTGCAGAAAAATATAAAACAAAAAGTTTAGCTTTAAGTTTGGAACATAAAAAAGATATGGCTTTGTTTAATCAAAAAATGAAAGAAGGTCAAGCACAGCATATAAATAGAGTATTTAATAAGCGATATCAAATAATGACTTTAAAACAAGGGGCACAAAAATCTAGAGGTGTAGTATCAATAGCATCTAGAGGTGGTGTAAGAGGTGTAGGTAGTAATTTAAATGCAATGGTTAGTTCTGAAATATTGGCAGAGATAGATAAAATGACTATGAATTCAAATAAAGTAAGAGCAAGAGAAAACAAACGATTAGAAGCTGTAGGTGTAGGTATACAAGCAAATCAATATGGAGTTAGTGCAAGTAATATGTTTGCTACTGCATCGCAAATAAGTCCTTGGATGAATATGACTAGTAGTTTGTTGACAGGTGGATCTAGTTTTATTAGTAGTCTTCCACCCGGTATGTTAAGAAAATCGTAATGGCAAGAGTACCTTTTCAACAAAATTTAAATCAAGAAGTAGCAGCAGGTTCTGAAGTACAGTTTGGTGCTACTTCTGTAGAACCAATGAAAGATGTTGTTACAGATGATATAGAACGACAAGGCCGTGCGTTAACACAGGCAGGGCAAACAATACAAAAGCTAGATGACGAATTAAATGATGCTGAAGCTAAACGGTTATATAACGAATCTCATTATGAAGTAGAACGTGTTGCAAACGAATACACACAATTGCAAGGTGTTGAAGCAGTAAAAACATTACAAACAGAAGGTGAAGGTGAAGAACAAATAACAGTATTAGATGATTACAACAACAACAAATTAAAAACAATTCTTGAAAACGGTTCATCTCAAGCAAGTAATGGCGTTGTGAAATATATGTATGAACAAATGATGTCAACATCTATAAAATCTGCACAAAATAAAATGATTACGCATTCTTTAAAACAACAACGTAATTATTTAGAAAATGAAACGAATGAAAGTATAGATATTTTTAAAAGCAAAGCTATGAATAATTACAAAGATTGGAGAGATCCTACAGGTGAATTTAATAAAAATCGTTATGCAGCACATGAAGAATTAAAAAAATATGCAGTATTAAAAGGTTGGAATCTTGACCCTAATGCTGTTAACGCTAAAGGGGAAAAAATTGGAATAAGCAAACAATATTTAAAAATGAGAAGTGAACTTGATTTAGAAATAGCAAAAGATGTAATAAAAAAATTAAATGAGGATAAGGATACTGTAGGTGTAAAAGAATTTAAAGAAAGTTTAAAACCTTTTACAAATGAAAAAACTTACAATGAAATATCATCTGGCATAGAACAAAAACATGAAAATTTTAAAGGAGAAAATTGTGTAAATGCAGTATTAACGCATAATGGCAATCAAAACAATGGTGATTTTTTAACACAAACAAATAAATTAATGTGTTTAAAAACTAATCATGCATATGACGATGGCAAAGGTGCAGTTGTTACAGATGGATTTCATTCAGATCAAGTTGATACAACAGAAAAGAAAAACACAGAAAACATAGAAACATTACAACAACTAAGAGATACATCTAAATTTTATTCAGTAGATTCTGCACAGGCAGGTACTCTTATACCAGAGCATCAAACAACACATTTGTATGCAATACAAAGATTAGGCGTAAAAAAAGCAGATTCATTATATACAAAAGCAAAATCAGAAATAGATATTGATAAAACAAAATACAAAGAAGATTCTGTTTATGCAAATAAAATAAATAAAAAAATTTTAGATAATTACAATAAATTAATTATTGAAGAATCAAATAAAATATACGGCAGATTTGGTGAAGGTGATTATGCAATAGCTATTGCTAATGATTTAGAAATTATAAAAAAAGGTGTTGATTATAATTATAAAAATACTAACGAAGACGTAGAGGTTAATTTTATAACAGGATTGCGTCCTTTAAATGATCTTAAAGAAGAAATAAAAGAAACTATTACTGATAAGGATACGCAAGAACACGCATTAAAAGATTTAGAAGTTAAATACACAGAAATATACAATCAAAAAACACAAATTTATAATCAAAATTTAAACAATGCAAAACGCATAGCATTTGCAACGCCTAATGGATGGAAAAATCTTGCAGCTAATAATATAGAAATAGAAAATTTTAGCAAAGAAGATCAAGAAATATTAAAGAAAGGACAACCAACAGAATCAAATAAAGATGTTGTTATTGATTTAGAAAGAAATCCATTAGAAGTAAAAGATAATTTATTAGCTTACAGCCATCAATTATCTCCATCTGATTATCTAGAATTTGAAAGATATGCCAAGTCTTTAAATAGTGACGCAAAAGTTTTAAATGCAACTGGTAATTCTGATATGTTTGACGCTAGTTTAATTAGATTTGGTTATACAGATATAGTTAGTAAAGTAACAGATGATCCAAAAGCAAAAGATCAATATAATTTTAAATTTGATTATAAACAAATTAAAGATGCTTGGCTAACTAGAATAGATAAAGAACAAACAGAAACAGGAAAAACATTAACTAGAACTAGAAAGCAAGAACTATTAGATGAAATATTGGCAGATGGCGTAATTACTAAAAGATGGGGTTTCTTTAGAAAATCTGATATTACTATACCTTCAGTTGCATTAGAAGCAGATCAATTTAAAGATGCTTTTGTGTTTGTCGGTAGTGAAAAAGTATTTACATATAACATACCAAAAGATGTTAGAGAATATTTTATAGCAGGTTATGAAGCAGCAGGTATGCCGTATACAGAACAAATGATTGCAAACGAATATGTGTTGCATGGAAAGAAAAAATCTAAAGCAGAAATAATTAAATTTAAGGAGGAAAATAATTTATGAGCGACAATCCATTTTTAGATACTTTAAAACAAAGGCAAGAATTAGCACCTAGTCAAAATTATGCTGAAAATTTAAATACACTTAATACAGAAAATCCATTTTTAGACACTTTAAAAAAAAGAGAAGAAGATAGACAAAATCAAATTAAAGCAGATTTAAAAAGAACATTAACTTCTGTTTTAGAAAAAGATCCTGACATGGTTGGTGAAGGATTAAAACTTGCAGAAGAACTTAATTTACCAAAAGATTTTGCATTAGATAGCGAAGAAGCAATTAGATTATTAGCTGAAAAAAACAAAAAAGAAAGAATACTAAGTTATGCTTATGCAGAAAAAAGTCCAGTATTAATGCGTCAACTTACTGATCCAACATTTGCAGCTTTAGCGTATGACAATATAAACGATTTAGAAGGATTAGAATATGCATTTGACGCTATAAAGAAAGCACCAGACAACATATTGCAAGGTTGGGAAAAAGGTAGGTTAAATGTACGAAGAGGAAAAATTGGTAATTTAAAAAAATCTGGGAAAGGTAATGAAGAATTAAATACAGAATTAGCAGAAATTAATCAAAGGTTAGAAGAATTAAATAGTGATGGGTCTGGAATATTAGAAGAAGGTTTCGCAATTTTTGGTCAATATTCTAAAACTTTGCCTACAGCCTTAGAAGGTGGTTCTGTTGGTGCAGCAGTAGGATTTGGAGCAGGTGCAGTTACAGGACCGGGATCTATATTTACAGCTAAAGGTGGATTTATTGTAGGTTTTTTAGGAACATTAGGATTAGAAACTTACAAAATAGAAGCAGGTTCTACATACCTTGACCTTGTAGACGAATTAAAATTAACTGAAGGTGTTGATGATCAAACAGCAAAACACATAGCAACTGGTGTTGGTGTTACTAATATGTTGTTGGAATGGGTTGGTGCTAGTGCTGTTACTGCACCAATTAGAAAGCAATTAGGAAAATATGCTACTAAACAAATTGTTAAAGAATTAGCAAAACCGACAGGACGTAAAGCATTAACAAATTTTGCTAAAAATTATATAGGTGGAAACTTAACAGAAGCAGGTACAGAAGTTTTACAAGAATTGTCTAATATTGTAGGTCGTGATATAGCGGTAGCATTTAGTGATAAAGAAGATTTAAATTATAAACTTACTAATGCAGAAGGATTACAAGAAATAGGCCAAAGACTAGGTCAAACTTTTATACAAACTATGAAAGGGATGACTCTTGTAGGTTTAGTAGGAAGTGGACCAACATTTATTTCAGATATTACTAGAGCTAACAAAGCAAAAACAGATACTGCATTTATAGAAAATTTATCAGAAAAATCTGTTAACAATAAAACAAGAATAAGAAATCCAAATGAATTTCAAAATTATGTAGAAAATTTAGCAGTAGATAAAAATGTTAAAGAATTGTACATTGATGCAGAAATATTAAATCAAGCAATAATAGACAATGGAATAACACTAGAAGACATAGATGCAGTATCACCTAGCATTGCAAAACAATTAATAGAAATTAATAAGTCAGGTGGGCAGGGTGATGTAGTAGTTAGCACTAGTGAATATGCAGCAAAATTAGCAGGTACACAGTTTGATGGTTTTTTACAAGATCATTTGCGTGTCGATCAAGATGGTTTTAGCCGTGCTGAAGCTACAGATTTTAAACAAAATCAAGATGCATTAAGAAAAGAAGCTGTTGAAGTTCTTGAAAAACAAAACAAAATATCCAAAGAATTTGAAGCTAGTGCAGCACAAGTAAAAAAAGATTTAGCTAATCAATTAAAAGCTACTGGTTTATATTCACCTAATAACGTAAGTGCTGCGTCAACATTTTTTCGTGATTTTGTTGTTATACAGGCAAATAAATTAGGTATAACACCAAAAGAATTTGCAGCTAGATTTCCATATACAGTTGTTAGCCAAGATCAAATACAAATATCACCAGAACAACAATTGTTTAATCAAGATGGTTCAGTACGATTAGATACGCCACAATTTAAAAACTTTTTTGGAAAATCAGTTTTAAAGAAAAATGGTAAACCAGAAGTGTTGTATCACGGTACACGAGATAGTGTTAACGAATTTAATTTAGATCATCCAAATAAAAAAGATTTTGGTTGGTTAGGTAAAGGTGTATATATGTATCGGGGTAAGGATGCAGCAGCAGGTGCAAATGTATACACAATAAACAAAAGAGGTGATGCAGGTCGCAATATAATGCCATTGTATGCACGATTAGAAAATCCATATTACGCAACATTTAAAGAAAAAGCAGATATACGGATGGGTGGCGAACAAGCTGCTGAAAAATTTAAACAAAGATTAATTGACGAAGGCCATGATGGTGCAATACTTAGAGGTGAAAACGCTACAGACGAAGTTGTAGTATTTGATAATACGGCAGTTAAATCAACTTTTAATAGCGGTACATGGTCTAGAGAAACAGCAGACATATTAAAACAACAAGAATTGTTTGCACAACAGGCAAAACCACAGAAGCAAGGCAAACCTGTACCACAAGTTTTATATCAAATATCTAACTTAAGAGAAAGTTTTGATTTTGCAAAAGGCAAAACATACGCTACTAATCGTGATTTTAAATTAGCGTTACAAGAGCGTGTTATAAAAGAAGCTAAAAAAGCTAAAGTTGACGTTAAAGAATTTACAACAGAAGTAGAAAAATATCTTGTGCAAACTGTGTTAGAAGATGCAAGATTTGCATTAGAAGAAAACGCAAACGCAGTTGGTTGGTATAACGAAAAAGTTACTAAAGCTAAAGCATTATTATCTTTAATACATCCAGAATTAGCAACAAATCCCGAAGCAAACTTTGCTTTTACTTGGGCGTTAGCTAATACATCCAACGGTATAAAAGTAGATAAAAATTTTGAACTTGCAGAACAAGCATATAGTTATTGGGTAGAAAACAATGAATTTCCTATTGACATAGGTATAGGTGACGCAAGTGATGCAATAAATCGTAATTTTAAATTGTACAACAGATTAATTAAGGAAAAAGGTTTTGAAGAGTTTGAACAATTTATGAAAACAACTCATACGGTAAAAGAAGTGGAAGCATATACAAATGATGAAGTATCTGGAGAAACTAAAGGCGAAATTGTATATGGTGCAGCAGTAATGGGTCCAAAAATTGGTAATGGATTTTTTGCAAATTTATATGGTAATTATGAACAATTAACTATGGATAGATGGTTAATGCGTACATGGGGAAGAATAAGAGGTGAACTAGTTATTGACTATACAAAACAAGCAAAAGTAAAACGTAATCAATTAAAAGAATTAGTAAAAGCATTGTCTTTGCAAGAAAAAAAATTACTATCAGAAATTATTGGTGTAAAAGTTAAATTATCTAATTTAGATGAAGTAGGCGTTGCAATACAAAAAGCAAGTACTAAAAAAGCAAATAGAACAAAAATGAATGAAATAGCAACAATTTTAGAAAAACCAGAAAGAAAACAATTTTTATTTGATTTATTAGGCAAACCACAGAAAAGATATCCACATATCAGTATTGGCGGTGAAATGAGAAAAGGTGGTAATGCATTGGCAAAATATTTAGACGGTCAAAAAGAAGCACCAAGCGGTGCTCCAGAAAGAAGAAATATTAGAAAAGTTTTTAGTCAAGTGTTGGCAGAGTTGCAACAAACTCAAAAAGATCTTACAATGGCAGACCTACAAGCATTGCTTTGGTATCCAGAAAGACGTTTGTATGATGCTGCTAAACTTGATACACAAGAAGCAAACTCAGGTTACGAAGACAACGAAGCACCTGATTATGCAAATGCTGCTGAATCTTTAGCTAGGCAGCAAGGCGTATCAGATGCTGACATTCAAACTACATTACAGGAGGTAGACAATGAACTCGAACGTCAGGCCACTATCGGCACAAGAGGAGGTAAATCTGGAGAAGGAGGAACAGGAGGAGTACGAGAGGTTGATACTTTCCAACAACAAAGAAACATTGACGAAACCACAGAACTCCCCCTTAACCCAGACGGAACAGTTACCGTCTACCATCACACCAGTAGAAGAAACGCAGAACGAATTAGGGCTACAGGTGAACTCAGAAGTGCTGCTGAACCTGATGTCTACGTTACCACCAGAGCTATCACAGATACTGGCTATGGCGATACAGCAGTTGCCATCCGGGTCGAACCTTCTAGACTTAGTCTCGATGATGAATTCCCTAACGGACGAAGAGATTACAGACTCTCAGTTGGAAAGCCTAGAGGATCTATTCGAGTAAAGGTAGGAGAATTTTATGAGCAACAAGGATCTATAGGTGGAAGAGGTGGATTTGATCCAAAATCATTAACAACAATACTTACAAAAGAAGCAGATCTTTCAACTTTTTTACATGAAACTGCTCATTATATGTTAACTGTCATGGAAGATTTAGCCGTATCTGGTTCGGCAACTACTGAAATACAGAATGATTTCAATGTATTGTTAAAATTTTGGGGAGTAGAAAGTTTAGATGCATGGAGCAAATTAGATATAAATCAAAAAAGAAAATATCACGAAGCTTTTGCGTACAATTATGAAATATATATAACTGAGAAAAAAGCAGCACCTAATAAAAATTTACAAGATATATTTAATAGATTTGGTCAATTTTTACGCAGAATATATAAGTCTATTAGAGATGAATTAAATGTTATATATCGACAAGAAAATGGAGTGGATTTACCAGTTTTAACAGATGAGGTAAGAGGTGTAATGGATCGCATGATAGCAAGTGAAGAACAAATTATAGAATCACAACGTGTGTATGGCATGAAAGCTATGTTTACTACACAGGAAGAAAGTGGCATGGATAACGAGACATGGCAAAAATATACTGCTGCTATACAAGAGGCACAAGAAGTTGCTATTGATCAATTAAGTAAATCTAGTATGAGACAAGTAAAATGGTTGTCAAACGCTAGAAGCAAAGTTTTAAAAGATTTACAAAAACAAGTTAACGCTACACGCAAACAAGTTATTGCAGAAGAAACAGCAAAAGCAGAAAATGAAAAAATATATAGATTACAAAAATTTTTAAAAACTGGTGAAACTATTAATGATCAAGGTGAAAAAGTTGTAGTAAAAGAAGGTTACAAAATTAATGCTGATAGTATAAAAAATATTTTGCCATTTTATGACGAAGCAACAGCAGCAGCAGAAATAAAAAAACTTGGCACAGGTAAATATGGAATGGTTTCTAAAAACGGAATGCCAGTACAAACAATTGCAGAAATGTTTGGATACGAAAGTCCAGTTAATATGATAAATGCATTACTTGATATAGAGCCTATAAAAGATGTTGTTAAAGAAAGAACAGATCAACGCATGGTTGACGAGTTTAGTAATCTAACAGATCCACGACAACAAGAATTAGAGGTGCAAGAAGCGTTGCATAACGAAGCCAGAGCAAGATTTATTGCAACAGAATTACGGTTTTTGGCTACTGTAATGCAACCACAAAGATTACAAATAGCAGCAGCAAAACAAGTAGCAAAGGATATATTAGCTAAAAAAACATTAAGAGAAGTAAGACCTACTACGTTTTCACGACAAGAAGCAAAAGCAACTAAGGCAGCAGAAAAAGCTATGCGTGAAGGTGATAATCAAGCAACAATACAAGCTAAAAAGGCACAATTGTTAAACAACCAATTAGCAAAAGAAGCTGTAGAGATACATAAACGCTATGACAAAGCAACTGCAAATTTTAGAAAAATATTTAAACCAGATGCAAAATTAGCAAAAACAAGAAATGTTGATTTAGTAAGTGCTGCAAAAACTATATTAGCTAGTTATGGTTTTGGACCTGCTGTAGAATCACCAAACGTATATATACAAAATTTAAAAGATTTTAATGAAGAATTGTATTTAGAATTAGAACCAATTATAAGAGAACAATCAAACCTTAGAAATACTACTAATATTTTTAAAGAGGTTGATGAAATAACTAAGCTTAAAGATATAAAAGATTTAGCAGTAGAAGATTTTGATACGTTAGATGAAGTTATACAATCTTTATGGCATCAATCTAGAAGAGAAAAACAAATAGTTATAGAAGGAGAAAAACTTGAATTAGAGCCAATAGTTAACGAATTAATAGAACGTATGGTTGTAATGCCAAAAACAAAAAAAACTGGTGTAACTGAAGCACAAAGTGCTTTGGATAAATTACATTCAAAATTGCAAGATACAAAAGCACAATTAAGAAGAGTAGAGCATTG